GCTTTTGCCGGGTACAAATATGCGTGTTGTTAAAGTTAACGGATTGAACGGAACGACAAAGATATACACTGGTCGCGCTTCACATTTCTTCTTTGGAACTGACCTTTCAAGTGACTTCGAATCATACGATTTATGGTATTCTTTCGATGACGATGTGATTTATTTACGTTCTAAATTCCGCGCTGGTGTTCAAGTACCATTCTTGAACCAAGTTGGAACATACGAAGGTTTATAATAACAACAAAATTAACGGCGCGTTTCGGCGCGCCTTTGTTAAACTTAAAAAAATAAAAAACGATGTCTTGTTTAATGACTACCGGGTACAATGACAGAACTTGTACAAATGGAAAAGGCGGAATCAAAAGCGTGTTGTTGTTTCCTTTGGGTGCAACTTCAGGTGCGGTTGTTTCTGGAACAAACGAATTGACTTCATTGACGGTAACTGGTGAAACATTCCTTTACAAATTGAAGTCAAATTTATCAAGCTACACAGCACCAGTTCGTGTTGACAAAAACAACGGCACGTTGTGGTACGAACACGAATTGTCAATGATCCTTGCGAGCGATTCAAAAGAATTGCGTCAAGAAATTCACTTACTTGCACAAAACGAATGTGTTTGTTTGGTTGAAAACGCTGACGGAACAATCGTTGCGCTTGGTCTTGGTGAAGGTCTTCAGGTTGCCGACGCAAACGAATACACTTCAGGTGTGTTGAAAAGCGACCGAAAAGGTCACGTTATTGTGATGCGTGGAATGGAAAACGACGAAGTTCCAGATGTAAACGCAACGCTTTACACTAACTTGTTAGCACAACAATCACCAGTTATTTAATTATAACCTACACAATTTTAAGGGGGATGGGCGTTGTCCCGTCCCTTTTTTTTGTTTAATTTAGTCGCATGGAAATAAAAAAAGAATTTATCGGTTGCAAATGTTGGTCACCAACTATGGAACGATACGTCAAAATTGAAGCTGACAAAGGTGATTTATATTTGTCGCTTGGAATCCTTGATATTTACGAATTTGAAAAACCGAACCTTGTAAAAAAAGAGAATGTTAAAAATACAAAAAAACGGAACAACACCGCTGGTGGTAACGGTGACGGAAATGACAACAATTCCGAATCCGAATTACTTGTTTGAATTCATTCATGAACAATCGTTCAACACGCAAACGTGTGTATTGAACAACATTTCACAAGGAATTCCACGATACGATGAATTCGTGTTGATTGACGGCGTTGATGTTTCTTTCATTTACGACGGTTATTACATTTACAACATTTACCAACAATCTTCACCAGCGAATCTTGATCCAGCGCAATCACAAGGACTTGTCGAAACGGGACGCGCGCATGTGATTGAAGCGGATTCACCGTCTTACGAATACGATTCACCGATTTATTTCAATATATATGAATAACAAAATTACGTCCTTATCATTTCGCAAGGACTTTCAAAAACCTGAAGAAGAAAAAGACCGTTCACTTGGATTCACGAAGTGGGGAAAAAAGAACGACTATCCATTTTTTTTGGTGGAACTTTACAACGGTTCAGCTTATCACCAAGGAATAATAAAAAATAAAACTTTTTACATTGCTGGTGGTGGTCTTCAAATCGTTTCAGGAATGGTTCAACCATTCATTGACAACAAATGGTCCGACTTCGACATGAACGAAATCGCTGAACGAATGGCGTTCGACCAAGAATTGTTCGGTGGTATGGCGGTGAAAGGAACATGGAACAAGGAACAAACGAAGGTTGTCATGTGGGAACACATTCCGATTGACATGATTCGCGCGTCGGTTGATGAAAGAACCTATTTCATCTCGGATGACTGGACGGCGTTGAATCAATCACCTGAAAAAACGAACCTTCGAATCTTACCAGCTTACGACAAGGACAACCGAACTGGTTCGTTCATTTTGTACTATAAAGAACCGCACTTGAAAGGTCGAAAAGAATTAGGCGTATATCCGAAGCCGTCTTATTATGGCGGAATCACGGCGATTCAAACCGATGTTGACATTTCAAAGTTCCACATGTACGAACTTCAAAACGGATTCAAATCTGGAACATTAATCAATTTTCCTTCAGGTTATCCAGAAACAACCGAAGAATTGAATCGACTGAAAGAAAATGTCAAAGGTCGTTCACAATCCGTCGAAGACGCTGGCGAAATCATTTTGACATTCAGCAATGGCAAAGACGAATCGCCTGAAGTATTGTCGTTGAATGGCAATAATTTGGATCAAAGATATTTGGCGACTGAAAAAAGCGTTCAACAAAATATCCTTGTAGCGCATGCGATTACTTCACCGCAATTGTTCGGTGTTCGTCAAGAAGGTTCATTCAATTCAGCGGAATCAATGGACTTGTTCAATATATTCAAAGCGACTTATGTGAACACAAAGCAAAAGCGACTTGAATGGATGTTAAACTTAATGGTGAAGCTTGGTGGGTATGTTGGTGAAGTTAAACTTGTCGATGTTGAACCATTTCCAAAACCACAACCGACACCAGCACCAGCACCGACACCCATTGTTCAATCATGTCACAATAATCAATTCAGCGACGACGAAATAAAGGTGTTCGAACAATTCGGTGAATCAAATGACAAGTTCATCGTGTTACATTCCGAACCGATTGCATGGGACACACCAAGCGAACAAGTTTTTTCACGAAGTCAACAATTATTCGATAAAGTTGGTGAAATTTCAGCGACGTTGACTGGCGCCGACAAGGACGTTTTGAAATTACTTTCCGACGGTGAATCAAGCGAAGCAATCGCAAAAGCTTTGAACACTTCAGTCGAAGACGTTGCGAAAAGAATTGCGACGCTTCGTGAACTTGAAATTCTCACGAAGGGGGGTGAAGTGAACACGCTGGGAAAGTCCGTAATTGACAACCTTGACATTCCGATTTCAAGGTTCGAAGTTCGTTACACTTACCGAACACGTCCGAATGTTCCTGATCCGATAACGCAATCACGCGCGTTTTGCGTGAAGCTTATTGAACTTAACCGAAGTTATTCACGTCAAGATATTGACAACATTTCCGTTCGGGTTGACCGCGACGTGTGGAAATATCGCGGTGGCTGGTACACAAATCCAGACACACAAGTCACAACACCGTTTTGCCGTCACGAATGGATTCAACAATTAGTAATTGCACAATAATATGAATTATTTACTTTCCGTAGAGAATCTTAAAAAACTTGGATTGATTCACCAAAACACCGACACGAAAATTCTCGCGGTTGCGATTCGTCGAAGTCAAGACATTCACGTTCAACCAGCGCTTGGAACACCGCTTTACAAAGCGTTATTGTTGCGAGTTCAAAACAATACATGGTCACCGACTTACCTGACATTGATGAATGATTACGTCGTTCCGTGTTTGGTCGCTTACGTTGACTACCGTTGCGCGTTACTATTGAACGAAAAGCTGACAAACAAATCGGTCGGACGTGTCAACGACGAAAACATTTCCGCGAACAACACACCAGACACCTACGTTTTGCGTGACCAACTTTTGAAGGACGCACAATTCTACAAAGAACGTTTAATCGGTTTCTTAATGGACGACAACGGCGACAACTATCCTGAATACATTGATTGTTGTGGATCACCTTCGATGTGTCATGAAAAAGTAACGAAAGACAACACTGGTTATTCACCGCTTAATTGGATCATATGAACAAACGGTTCACACCAAGCAAAAAAGACATTGAAAAACTGAACAAATACCTGAAGAATGGAAAAGACGTTAAACCAGTTAATGAAGGAATTCGAAATAATTGCGACCGAACACCGTCAAATAAACAGCTTCTTTCAAGGCGACTATCTTGACGCGGTGTCACGCGACGCGATTGATTATCCTTTAATGGTTGTCACCTTACAACCGGGACAAATTAACGACTTCGGTGTTCAGGTCAACGCAATCATTTCAATCGCGGACAAGTACAATATCCAAGAATATCGACAAATCAATGAAATTCATTCCGATTGTCTTTCGATTTGTAAAGACATTCATGTCATTTTGAAACAATGGCGCTTCGAAGATTTCCTTGACGTGACTGGAACAATGGCGACGCAACCATTCATCAACCGTTCACAAGACGTGACGGCTGGCTGGACAATGAACATCGCGATGAATGTATACGACAATGAAGATTGGTGTCAAATTCCTATGGACAATTATTCATTCGGCAATGATTAATCCAGATCACCTTCGATTCCTTGCGGTTGCGTATTATGTCGCAAGTTTCACCACGGCTTTTTCATTGTGGTTCACTCATTCATTCCACATGATTATGTTCGGCTGGACAATTTTTCTTTTCAATTTATATCAAATCTTTACTGAATTACATGACAATCAAATAAACAATGAAAACTAACTTGACTTTGCTTGGACTTTCTTTTTTATCAATTCTCGCACCAGTCACACCCATGGTGTTGATTGCGATTTGTTTCATTTGGCTTGACCTTGTGGTCGGTATTTGGCGAAGTGTAAAATTGAAAGGTTGGAAATCAATCCGTTCACGCGGATTCGCAAGGACTGTTTCAAAGTCATTGATTTATTCAGGCGGTATTGTTGCCGTGTTCATGCTTGAAAAGTATGTGATTGCGGACTTAATTGGTATGTTCATAAGCGTTGACCTTGTGTTGACCAAGGCGTTCACATTCTTTTGTGTGTTTATCGAAATGAAATCAATCAATGAATCTTATTTCGACGTAACAAAGAAAGACGTCTTGAAATCATTCAAAGATTTTATAACCGCAAAAAAACAAGAATGGGACGAATTCAAGTAAACGATTTGAACTTGATTCAGGAACGATTGTCACCGGGACAATTCATCGCTGAAGAACATCCAAAAACACAAGTTTATCTTCACCACACCGCTGGTGGTGGTGACGCACGAAGCGTTTCAAAATTCTGGAATTCGAATTCTTCGAAGATTGCGACGGCTTTTGTGGTTGGTGAACGTGGCGAAATCGTTCAATGCTTCAGCTCGAAACACTGGGCGTGGCACTTGGGTGTTGGTTCGGAAATTTTCAGGTTAAATAAATTACCTTTTCTTGACCTGAACAAGACATCAATCGGAATTGAATTGACAAACTGGGGACCATTGAAACAATTGAACGGTAAATTTTACAACTACGTCAACCGCGTTGTTCCTTCATCAATGGTGACTGAACTTGAACGACCATTCAAGAACCACAAGTTTTGGTTCAAATACACCGATGAACAAATCGAATCGACACGAAAGCTTGTGACCTACCTTTGCGAAACATACGACATTCCTATGGATTACAACGAATCGATTTGGGACATTGATTTGTTTGCGCTGAAGAATGAAAAAGGAATTTACACACACAATTCGGTTCGTCGTGACAAATCCGATGTTTATCCGTGTCCACGTTTAATCGAAATGTTAAAGAACTTATGAAAATAATTTACGCCATTTTAATCACGTTTGCGGTCGTTTCGTGTTCATCCGAAAGGAAAGCGCAATATCATGTGAAAAAAGCGCTTAAACATGGCGCAAAATTGATTCAGGACACCGACACAATTCGAATCACAACGCTTGATTCATTTCCAGTGATCCAAAATGATACGATTGTTTGGGAAAAGTTTATCACCACAAAAGACACGGTCATCAATTTTCGAAATGTTTACGTTCCGAAGACACGATTCCAGACACGAATCGAATACAAGGAACGCGTGAAGACACTTCGAATCGAAGGAAAAACAAAATGGAAAACAGCGAAGGCGGTTCAGGTCGTGAAATACCGAACGAACTGGTGGGTTGTCTTGATTGCTTTTGTTGTTGGGTTCATCCTTCGATTTGTATTGAATAGCGCTTTCATTTCGCGCGTTCAATTATTCTTCAAATATCTATGAATAAATTTCGACCAAGGTTGACACCAGACGAATTCGATGTGGTGCAACAATACCGCGCAATAAAAAATAATTGCGATGAACAAGACATTGATTTGAAGACCGTCAAACATGGTTGGTTGAAATCGAAAAAGACAAGCTTGTTTTTTAAGAATCCACAATTCGAAGACCAGCAATCGCAAAAATTGCAACAACTGAAACTTGACATCATTGAAGACCTGAAGCAACATTCACCAGTTTATCCAGAAATCAAACGAACGAAATCAAGCGAAGGTCATTTACTTGTCATTGATCCAGCTGACGTTCACATCGGAAAGCTTGCAACGTCTTTTGAAAGCGGTGAAGATTACAACCAACAAATCGCGGTGAAACGTGTTCACGAAGGTGTTCAAGGAATACTGGACAAGTCAAGCGGATTCCAGATTGAAAAGATATTGTTCATCGGTGGGAATGATATTCTTCACATCGACACGCCGAAACGACAAACGACTTCAGGAACACCACAAGACACCGACGGTATGTGGTACGAAAATTTTCTAAACGCGAAACGGTTGTATGTTGAAATTCTTGAAAAGCTGGTGACGATTGCGGACGTCCATTTCACATTCAATCCGTCGAATCACGACTACACGAACGGCTTTTTCCTTGCGGATGTCATCCAGTCATGGTTCAGGAATTGTCCGAATATCACCTTTGATTGTTCAATCGCACATCGCAAAGCGTTTCACTACGGAACAAGTTTAATCGGAACGACACACGGCGACGGCGCGAAGCTTCAGGACCTACCGTTGTTAATGGCACAAGAATTCCCGGTTGAATGGTCGCAAACGAAACACCGTTATGTGTACACACACCACGTTCACCACAAGATGTCAAAAGATTTCATCGGTGTCACGGTTGAATCATTGCGTTCACCGTCTGGAACGGATTCATGGCACCACCGAAACGGCTACCAACACGCGCCGAAAGCGATTGAAGGATTCATTCACCACAAAGAACACGGTCAAATCGCTCGATTGACACATATTTTTTAAGCTTATCGACTGATTTTTGCGGTGATTATTTCAGCTTATCGCCTTAATTAAGTGATTTTCACCAACATTATGTGATATTCCTTATTTAGAATCATTCTAAATTTGTGTAAAAATTAAAAGTTTTGTGAAAAAAGTTTTTCAGTTATGAAACATTTTGTAATTTCACCACGTTAAACAATTAAAAAAACACAAAATGGAAAAAGAACAAATGATTGAAATCATTCTTCGTGAAGAACGTGAAGCGCGTGAATTCATGAATGAAATGGTTGACACCTTCGGTCGTCAAGACGACTACACAAAACGAACAATTGCACAATGGTGTGTTATTGCTGAATTAATGGAAAAACTTAAAATTGAAAACAATGAACAACTTTGATCCTGAAGCACAAGAATTCCTGAAGCAAATGTTTGAATTCTTAAAATTTACCGCAATGGCAACCGTTTGCACAATTTTATCACTTTATTTAATCTATTTATTATGAAAGTAACATTCGACAAAAACCATTCTTCATTCACCTTTGAATTCGATTTTGACAAGTTCGGTGAAGGTTCGTTCAAATTCGTTGAAGTGAAATGTCTTGACCATGACATCGTTGACGTGACCATTGAATTCGAAGACGTATGGACGACACAACACATCGGTGAAATCGAAATCGATTACATACTGAATGAAGATGAATGGAAAGAACTTGAAAACGAAGTCAAACGACAAATTCTTGAACAACCATTCGACTTCGACGCACATGAATTCATGTCGGACGAAGACAAGTGGAACTGGTTCAAATATGAACAACAACAAATCGAACAAGCAAATGAAGAAAAATTCTAAACCAAAAGAAAAAATGACATTGCCGACAATGGTTCGGTGGTGGTCACGTCAAAGCTTTACGCATGACAAAGGTGGTTCGTTTAACGTCCAGCTTTACTTGAAAATTTGTGAAATTAAACTTTTGAAAAATGTATAAACTACTTTACTTCTATGAATCACGGCTCGCGGAATCTTATGAATTCCCGACGAAAGCGCTTTGTCACTGGAAATTGAATGAATTCCGCAAAGCTGGAACACACATTTATGGTCACTTTGTAATTCAAAAAATATGATAAAAACAACAAGTTACAACCAAAATGAAATAATCAAAAACATAATTGATTTGTATTGTCCACAAGGAATTGAACTCGATCCAACTTATTCAAAGGGAATCTTTTACAAAAATTCAGGAATCGATGAACCGCTTGAAAAATTTGATTTGATTCCACAAAGCGATGACACATTAAAAGCAAATGCAAATGATTTGCCACACTTTAATGAAAGTATTTCATCAATCATGTTTGATCCACCATTCATTGTGGGACATACAAAGAAACAACCTTCAGGAATAATCGGTCAGCGTTTTCATGGTTTTTCTTACATTGATGACCTTTGGAAATGGTATTCCGAATGTTTAATTGAATTTTATCGAATTTTAGAATTCAATGGTATTTTGATTGTAAAATGTCAAGACACAGTCAGTTCAGGAAAACAATGGTTTTCACATTTATACATTATGAATGAAGCTGAAAAAAGCGGTTTTTATATTCAAGACCTTTTCATTTTACTGGCAAAAAATAGAATGATTGGTCACAACCATAAAAATCAAAAACACGCAAGAAAATTTCATTGTTATTTCATTGTATTAAAAAAGAAAAAACAAAATAAAATTAATCATTCAAAAAACTATTTAGAATGAACGAAGACATCAAAGAACTCATTGCCGAATTCAAACTGGACAAAGCAAGTCGAAAGCGCGACATCGTTTACAAACGATACTATCTTATGAACATTCTTCATTGTCGTTCACGGTTGTGTTTGCGTGAAATCGGTGAACTATTTAACCGGGATCATTCAAGTGTGATTCATGGATTGAAGGAACACAAACGCTGGTGGTCACAACTTGATGAAGAATATCTTCGCGCCATTCATCCATTGCCGGAACTGGTGACCGATGAAGGACGGATTCCGAAGAATCAATTCTTTGATTGCGAAACGACTGAAGATTCAATCACGATTCGCGGAAAGTTTACAAAACAAGTTTTGAAAGAATTTGAAAGACCATTGACAAAGACCGATATTTCACTTATCTTCGCACATTCATAATACGTTTTGTTTAATTGGTTGGAAAGCGCTGGGAAACTGGCGCTTTTTTGCGTTACAGCGCGACAAAGTTGCGATTCTCTTATATACCCTGCCAGAAAAAAAAGCGGTATTTTTTAGGGGGGGGGGTAAAAACTTTTGTAATTTTGTCGCGCTTTGTGTAAAACTCAATGTGGGCGTGGTTTATAGGCGTTACAAAATGCGTTACGAAAATTTATTTTTGTCGCGTTGTGTTTATGAATGAAATTTTTATTTAGTTTTGTGACCATGGCGCAAACGAAAGAATTTATTAATGGGATTGACCGAGTAAGCACGCGCCATTGCTGAAAGGTCGTCCCATTTTTTATTGACGAAATACAATGATTCCAAACATTTCGGTCTTCAGGTCGTTATTCAATGCAAAAGAAACACCGTTCACGATGAACGTGGTCGAAGTTTACAATCGAATCAAGAACGGTTATCCTGAACTTGTTTCGAAAATCAACCGACTTCGTGAAATGGACGAATCAACCGAAGCTTATCGTTCATTGAAAAATTCATTGCTGGCGATTATGTTCAACGGAACATTCAACCAGCGAACCGACAACGGATTGATTGAACATTCCGGGTTGTGTATCTTGGACTTCGACGACTATCCTGACCAAGAAACAATGAATCAAGACAAGCAAAGGTTCAAATCATTGCCGTTCGTGTTTATGGTGTTTACTTCACCTTCGAATAAAGGACTGAAGGTTGTTGTCAAGATACCACAATCAACGAAAGAAGAACACAAGCGACGATTCAAAGCGCTTGAAATTGAATTCAATTCCGATTACTTCGACACGTCCAGTCAAAACGTTTCAAGGGTGTGTTTCGAAAGCTACGATCCCGACGCTTATTTGAACGAATTTTGTGACGAATTCACAACCATTGATGAAGAACGTGGACATATATTCACCGAACGTCCACCGGTGTGTCGATTAGTGGACGAATCAAAAATAATTGAACGAATCATGAAGTTCGATTTCGGTGGTGAATTCAATTCAGGAAATCGCAACAATTACATTTTCAAGCTTTCCGCTTGTCTTTGTGAATACGGAATCACACGCGATGTTGCCGAATATCACCTTGAACAATTCGTGTCAAGTGATTTCACGAAAGCGGAACTGGCGAACACAATCAAAAGCGCGTATCGAACCGCGGACTTCAAAATAAAGTATTTCGAAGACAATGAAAAACTAACAAAAGCGAAACTGAAGATTCGTCAAGGTATTTCCACGAAAGACATCACCGAAGCGCTTGGACTGGATGAAGAACAAATCGATGAAATCAAAAGCGATATTGAAAACAATCAAGACGTTTTTTGGACAATCACACAATTGAAGACCGGGGAAAAGATTACAATTGAACCGAACAATTACAGCGCTTTCCTTTCGAAACATGGATTCGGGAAATACTATCCTGAACGCGCTTTGTCACCGACCTTTGTTGTGGTGAATGAAAACAAGGTTCGTTTGTCTTCGGTTGAACAAATCAAAGATTTCGTTTTGAAATACCTTGAAAAGCGTGGTGAAATATCGGTGTGGAATTATTGCTCACGTTCGACGTATCTATTCAGCGAAAATTTCCTGAACATGATTGATTCGATTGACGTCAAAATGCTTCAGGACACCAAGACCGAATCGTTCATTCCATTCAAGAACGGCGTTGTCACAATCACGAAGAAGGATGTCACGTTGAAAAGTTACATTGATGTCAACGGTTACATTTGGGAAAATCAAATTTTGAACCGGGACTTTGTTCAGCTGGATGACCACAAGAACGATTTTCAAGATTTTATTTCGAAGGTATCGAATAAAGATACAACCAGAACACAAGCGCTTGAATCAACACTTGGTTATTTGTTACACACTTACAAAGACAAAACAGAACAAAAGGCAATCATTTTCAATGACCAAGAAATTGACGACAACGCAAATGGTGGTTCAGGAAAGTCATTGATGTTGACGGCAATCGGTTACTTCAGGAACATTGTGACCGTGGATGGAAAGCAATTCAATTCCATGAAGAATGACTTCGTTTACCAGCGCGTGAACCTTGACACACAAATACTGGCTTTTGACGACGTTAAAAAGAACTTCGATTTCGAACAATTGTTCAGTGTGGTATCACAAGGAATCACCGTCAACCGAAAAAACAAGGACGAAATATACATTCCATTCGAAAGGTCACCGAAGATTGTGATCACAACGAATTATGTGATTGCTGGTGCTGGATCAAGTCACGACCGAAGACGTCACGAACTTGAGTTTTACCAGTATTTCAACGCGCAACATTCGCCATTGAAAGAATACGGTCGTTTATTGTTTGATTCGTGGACAAAAGATGACTGGTCAAAATTTGACAACTACATGATTGCGAACGTTCAAAAATACCTGAACGAAGGATTGACCGCAACGACATCAATCAACGCGGACACGAAGCGTTTCATTCAATCAACTTGCAAGGACTTCTTTGAATTCGTTCGTGAAGGAAATCTGGAACTTGACATTTACCATTACAATCAAACGAAGCTTCAGGAATTCCAAAATGAAACGAATTCATTCCGGGACTTGTCAACGCAAAAGTTCAAAAAATGGGTGAAGGAATACGCGAACCACAAGGGGTACAAATACACCGAAGGTCACAACCATTCAGGTCGTTATTTTATCTTGACTGAAGGTTCACCAGCGAATGAATTCACACCGAAAAACGATTGTCCATTTTAATTTTATATCTTATGAATTATTTACTTATGTTAGCTATTATTCTCACCATTTTCATTTGGTGTGTTGCGATTTATTTATTCGGTTGGTGGGGTGCGATTGGGTGTCTTGTCATCGGAATTTGTGGAACGTTGTGGATTGAAATCAAAGGACTGGAATGAAAATAACGAACGAAGATAACATGGAATTGATGTCAAGGTATCCTGACAAATACTTCGACTTAGCGATTGTTGATCCGCCGTATGGTGTTGAAGATTTAACTGGAAAAGAATTTTCACATGGTCGTGGTAAATTGAAAAACCGACAATTTAATAAAGGAAATGAAAAAATAATTATCTGGGACAAAGCACCAAAAAAAGAATACTTCAATGAATTGTTTCGTGTTTCAAAACACCAGATTATTTGGGGTGGGAATTACTTTCCTTTACCGATTTATAGATGCCCGATTGCATGGGACAAATGTCAACCTTGGGAAAATTTCAGTCAAATCGAACTGGCTTGGACTTCATTCAATAAACCAGCGTCAATTTTCAAATTTGACAACAGAACTGGTGGAAAAATTCATCCAACACAAAAACCCGTTGCACTTTACAAATGGATTCTTGACAAATACGCGAAAGAAGGTGACAAAATTCTTGACACACATCTTGGTTCAGGTTCAATTGCGATTGCGTGTCATGATTACGGCTTTGACTTGACCGCATGCGAACTTGACAAGGAATACTTTGACAAGGCAATGGAACGAATCAACAACCACAAATCACAAACAAAATTATTCTAATGAAAAAGGAAAATAAAGAACGACTTGACGCGCTGAAGCTGGCGAATGACATCGAAAGACATCCGTCTTTTCCGAAAGATTACTTCGTAAAGAAAAAGTGGGACGACAAGACCGCAAACGGATTGACCAAGGCAATCACATCGTTCATCCAGTTCAACGGATTCCAAGCGGAACGAATCAACACAATGGGTGTCGCAAGGGAAAACAAACGAACCGACGGAAAGGTCATCGGTGTGACATGGACAAAAGGAACAACCACGGCTGGTTCAGCTGACATTTCAGCGACCATTCGTGGACGTTCAGTCAAGATTGAAGTGAAGGTCGGAAAAGACCGTCAAAGCGACGCACAAAAGCGATACCAAGAATCAATCGAACGCGCTGGTGGTGTGTACATGATTGCGCGTGATTTCGATTCGTTTGTTGAATGGTTCGATGAATTCGTGAAGCAATGATTGAAATCACAATCACACAAGAACAAATCTTGCGTGCCGAAATGCTTTACAAATTCAAATCACTGAACAATTCAATTTGTGAAGGTGACGGAAATTTGACCGGTGCGCTTGGTGAAATCGTGGTCTTCGATTACTATACGAAAAAAGGTTGTGAAGTCGAACATTGTCAACACCATGATTTCGATTTAATGATTCAAGGTTACACGGTTGAAATCAAAACGAAAGGTGTCAACACGATTCCGCTACCAGATCACACATGTCATGTGTCGAATTTCAACGCAAAACAACAATGTGAATTTTATTGCTTTGTCAATGTAAAGAATGATTTCACGAAAGCTTGGTTGAAAGGAATGATTTCACGAACTCGATTTGATTCAATCAAGCAATTAAAAATGAAAGGTGATTTCGACAAAAATTTTCAATTCAGGTGTGACACTTGGATCGTGTTGAATTCTCAATTGACAAAAATTAATTGACGAATGTTTCACGAATGAAAATTTTGTTTATCTTTGGTGAAATTTAATACTTATAATTATGGCGACAACAAGAAAAACGACCGACACGGTCACACCTGAAGCACCGAAAGGATTGTTTCACAAGCTTCATTCAGCGAAGCAACACATCGGAAAGGTAGCGAAGAACGCAACGAATCCACATTTCAAGAAAAGTTACGCGGACATCAACGCGTTGCTTGAAACGGTTGAACCGATTCTTTTATCTTATGGGTTGATATTATTGCAACCAGTCAAATCGAATCTTGTCTTGACACAAATCATTGACATCGATTCTGGTGATTCGGTTGAATCATGTATGGAAATTCCGATGAACATTGTTGATCCACAAAAAATGCTTGCGTGCGTGACGTATCTTCGTCGCGGAACGCTTCAGTCATTGTTGTCACTTCAGGCAATCGACGACGACGGACACGAAGCTTCACGTCCTTCAGCAAAACCAACCATTGACGAAGAACGATTCAAGAACGCTTTGAAGGCAATCGCTGAAGGAAAGTTCACGGTTGATAAATTGAAAGCGACTTATTCGTTGACACCTGAACAAATCAATCAATTGAAATGAAAGAAATGACCGCTGAACAACGCGCAAAGTATTTGTTTGAATTGTTTGACTTCATCGAATACGATTCGAAGGTGAAGACATTCATGACAAGGAAATCATGCGCGTTGATTCTGGTCCAAGAATTAATGAAGGACATTGACATCAAATCGCGTGACTTCATTTATTGGTCAAATGTTAAACTTAACTTATTAGAATTATGAAATTTATTAAATACGTTCGAATGTGGATTGAAGATAGTGTTGAAGCTGAAGGTGGCTTCTGGTGCTACATGGGAATGGATGAAGACGGTTATTTGTGGGAATTAAACGAAAACCGTGAAAGTCATTTCGCTGACAAAGTGAATGACACCTTGGAACAATATGTTGAATGGGGATATAAAATTGAAGAATTATGAAATGGCGCGCTTCAGAAATCGGTAAACTCATGACAACGTCCCGGTCGAAAACGGATGTCTTGTCACAAACGGCGAAAAGCTATATTAATCAAATCGCGAAACAAGATTTCTTCGGTTATGAATCACCGATAATTAATCGGTATTTGGACAAAGGAACGAATCAAGAACTTGAATCCATTCAGCTATTGAACGCGGTTCGATTCGAAGATTTTCACAAGAACGCGGTTCGGAAAACAAACGACTTCATGACTGGTGAATGTGACATTGTCACCGTGTCATCAATCATTGACATCAAAACAAGCTGGTCGCTTGACACGTTCCCGGAATTGCCTGAAGACATCGATTCAAAAGAATACGAATGGCAAGGTCGCGCGTACATGTATCTATACGACAAACCTGAATTTGAGCTTGTTTATTGCATGGTGTCAACGTGGGATGAATTCTTGACACAATACGATGACAAAACGCTTCACAAGGTTGACCACATTGATCCAGCGAAGCGAATCACTTCGATGTTGTTTGAACGTGACATGGAACTTGAACAACAAATGATTGAACGTTGTCAACTGGCGACGGAATACTATATTGAACGAATAACTAAATTAAACAACAAATGAAGCCAAAAACTAAATTAAAATAACACATTTGGCTAATTATAAACTGAATAACAAATGAAACAAACCGCAACAAATTACTTAATCGAACAGCTTTCATTGAAAACAATGGCTGAACACATGCCGTGGGTGGCAAAAATTCTTGACACCGCGATTGAAATGGAACACGAACAAATTGAATTCTTCTATAAACAAGGACATTTGAATTCAGGTTGTCCCTATGCGCTTGAAGAAGTTTATCACAAGACATTTCCGTATGTAATCGAGAATCGCGATACGCAATCATGAAAGCAACACTTGAATTCAACCTACCAGACGACGACGCTGAATTTTATTGCGCGACGAAAGGAACAGCAATGTTGAACGCGTTATGGGAAATCAACAGCGAACTTCGCAAGCTTTGGAAATACGAAGAACTGAACGACGAAGAATGGAAAATAGTTGAACGAATCCGGGAAAAATTCTTCGACATCCTTCAGGAAAATGACATCAATCTGGACAAATGAAATACGCAATCATTTTCGCGTCCGCGGTTATCATGGAAATATCTTCGACATTTTACATTCGATTTGTCGCGGACAAGAATACCTTCGGAATGTTGTTTTTCGCTTTCATCGCGCCATTCTTGACGCTGGCTTTCGCTGGCTACATGGTTGAAAGCAAACAATGGAATGAACGAATCAAAATGGCTTTTTCGCTGGCGTTCGGTTACGTCGTCGGCGCTTTAATAGTAATAAATTTAATACAATAAACATGAACAAAGAAAAAGGAACGGTTGTCAACGTGACGCCATTACAAACAATCTCGGACAAGTTCCGAAAACAAGATTTCACAATCAAAACATTCGATGAAAAATTTCCACAATTCTTGACCTTTCAAGTGGTCAATGATAAATGTGACCTTGTCGCGAACCTGAACACCGGGGACGTGGTCGAAGTCAATTACAATCTTCGTGGTCGTGAATGGAATTCACCTGAAGGTGTGACGAAGTATTTCAATACCGTCGAAGCTTGGTCGATTAATCTTTCATCGAACGCAAATGTTGAACACCTTAAAAAAACTTTTGATCTTGAGAACAATGACGATTTACCTTTCTAACGACAACAATGTCGTTGACTGGATGAGAACAATGACAACTTCAAAATTAAACAAGCGTTACAACATGAAACACTTGTCCGAAGACATGAAGGTCAATTACTCGATGTTGTATCGTTTCATGAAGGGAAAACCAGTCGGACAAGAATTTTTTGTCGCTTGGTTTAATTATTTTGTAATTTAGTCACATGGAATTTTGGAAAGATGAAGCTTATCAAATCGCTCGGAAAATTACTTCGAACCACGAACTTCATGCGGATTTGGTTGGTCATGTTTTTATTCTCATGCACCGCTTTGACTTTCATCTTTCCGACATTCCAGCTGTTTTCGCTCGCTTCGCGTTCAATCAATGGACGTGGCAAAGGTCGGAATTCTGGCGACTGTACCGAAGCGACGGCGAAGCAATCAACGACGTGATTGATTCACATGATTCACCTTCGAACAACGAATTCAGCGAAATGCTTGACGCTTATCTTCATTCGAACCATGGTGATCCATTCATCAAGGAAATAACAAAAATGCACCTTTGCGGAATGACCTTCAGGGACATCAAGGAACTGACGGGAATTTCACTGGACACGATTCATAAAACAATAAAACAATTCAAAAATGATTTACACGATTATTGCGGTAGCGATTGCAAGGGCGTTGATGTCCTTTGATTTACCGAATACAAAACCATTCAATTGTCAATCATGCTTGTCATTTTGGACGGCGCTGGCGATTTATCTTATCACCGATTGGTCAATGATTCCATTCGCGTTCGTTGCCTATCTTATTTCGGACTTAATTTTGATATATGAATATAAGTAACGGACTTCGATACCAGCTTGAAAACTTCGGACGACATCGATACGCGAATCTGGACGACACCTTGAAAGATGAACTTGCCGTTCATTACAAAGCGCTCGGATTCGGTAAACTGAACAAAGCTTGCGCAACGTGTGTTCGAATCGCAATGGACAAGCTGAACCAAAACAAAGACAAGATTCGTCCAGCTGTACGTCAAGAAAACAACGAACTTCACATGAAGGAACAACCGCCGAAGCTTCACTTTGTCGGAACGAAACAAAAGACGTTCGGGGAACTTCGCCGTGAAGCGCTTGAACTTGGATTCAAAGGAACACGAAAAACAACACGACAAGATATTGAAGAATGGTTGAAATCCACGAAACAGCAATAATTTATCCGGGCGTCACGCTTGGTCACAATGTGACAATCGGTCCGTTTTGCATAATCGGCGCACCAGCTGAATCGAAACGACACGAAGGTCAAAACGGATTCGGCGTGGTGATCGGTAACAACGTGACGATTCATGGTCATGCAACAATCGACGCTGGCTGTGAACGTCCGACAATCATTGACGACGGCGCGTATATCATGAAGACCGTTCACATCGGACACGATTCAATCATTCACAAGGACGTGACGATTTCACCGCATGCGGTCATCGGTGGGTTCGTTGAAATACACGAAGACACGAACATCGGAATGAACGCAACGATTCACCAGCGCGTGACGATTCCTTCAAAATGTATGGTCGGAATGTCTTCGGTCATCACGAAGAAAACACACCTTGAATCAAACACCGTTCTGGTTGGGAATCCAGCACGAATAACACGAAGCAATAACAAATGAAAATAATCACCGTCACCGCGATGCATGGTCGACACAACACGGTCGCCGAATGTATTGAACGAATGCCGTTCATCGACAAGGTCTTCATTTACTCAAACGACGAAGACGGACGATTCCTTCAGGAACAAGACATCTTCGCAATGGCGAAATATCGAAACAATCCGCTTTCGTACAAATGGAACATGGCAATTCGAACACTGGAACAAATCGACTTCGACGCGGTTATCTTGTTAGGTTCGGATGACTAAATTGACGAAGCGTTCCTGAACTACGTTGAAAGAAC